CTGGTCAGATTTCTTACCATTTCCACCATTATACATCTGGTCAGATTTTCAACCAGATTGTACATGGATTTGTCTGTAGCTTTGCAGACAGCTTTGATACCAGATTGTACATTAGCTCTATTTGGCACAAAAAGGCCTGTTTTACGGCTTTTAGGCCTCAGATGGACTCTAGATCATCCGGAGAGCTAGGCGAGATTTCTGTGGAAAACCCGATTGTAAAAATCGATTGTGGATAACTTATCCACAAACGCGAAAAATGGCCGGACAGGAGGATCCTCAGGCAGCTCTGAGCCGGATCAGGGATCCTGGACTTTTTGACCAGATTAGACATTTAACTCTGTTCTTAAATTTGGTATATTGTGTGTGGGTTCCTACTATATAAATAAGAAGGGATGGTTTTCATGAGTAACAAGGCAATTCTTACAGTAGGCAAGGTTTACAAGCTGGCTAGTACTTTTGCCTCTAACTACAGAGTTCTCCGGGTTTGTACGGATGGAGAGGTATCAGCTATTCTCCAGCAGATCCTGACAGGCTGGACGTTCAAGGCTCATGGTACTAACTTGTATGAGGATGATTCCATAGACTGGGACTATTCCTCTGATGGTTACTTTGCTGAGGGTTTTTCTATTCCTAGGCCTCTGGCTCGGCCTTAATGGGAGGATGTGAAAAATATGGCTAAGGTTAAGTATGTTCCGGTGCATGGTTACGGCACAATTAGAGTTATCAGTTATTCTCAGTATCTTAAGGGAGACTGGCAGTATGAGGGAACTGATAACTGGTCTGGGTATGATGTAGCTTTTTCCTATGATCGTATGGAGTATGTTGCTGTTAAGATCCCTGAGGGACATGATGAGGAGGACATTGATTATGTACGTTATTAAGAACTATGCTACTGGGGAGATCTGGGAGATAGATGATTATGCTATGAGGGTTAATGGAGGCCATTATTATAGGAGAGCTTTAGAGGAGTTAAAATGGGCTGTTCATCATCATCCTGAGACTTTGCTCCCTGAGCTGGATGTATGTGCTGAGATCCTTTACAGGGATAAGTATGATAGGGATCGTCACATTGGATCGATTTATTATCATTTGACTGATACTCATAAGATGACATCATGGCACTGCTGGCGTGATAATGAGCCGTATCATCATTCCTGTTTCAAGTTTGTGAATAACTAATTGCTAGCCTCTGGGAGCTTTCGTATAATGCTCTCAGAGGCCTATTTTAAGGAGGTAGGTATCATGATGAACAAATATACTCTATATGCCCGGAGAGGCTATCTGTTATGCTCTAATGTTCATTTTCTGGTTATAGGAGACTGGATCCCTTATCATCCTGACATTGTGATTCTAGAGCATGGTATGTTAACTGACGGAGAGCTGGCACAGCTCAGAACTCAGTTATATGTAAATGTGTACCAGCATACAGGGTTACATACTGTCTCTATAACTGTTCCCTATGACAGTAAGTATCTCAGCAGACAGCCGGACTATACTAAGTTATTACAGTATATCGGTCATCTAACTAGACAGACTAAAGATCTTTATACAGGGAGGCTTAATGTAAAATGATAGAGGTTAATACATGGTACAGAGTCATTATTGATGGACAGGAGAGAATAGTCCGGATAGATAGCTATACTATCAAGTATGCTATAGTAGACTATTATGATGGGAGAGTATGGTATATCTCCCGGAACTTAAAGCTGTGTAAGAACTGGATTATTTCTAGGAGGGATAAATAATGGATTATAAAGAGTACAGCAGACAGAGGGATATAGCTGTTAAGCGAGTAAAACGTATGTCTGAGGCTGGCTATAAGCTGGATGTTAAGATCCCTACTGTCAAAGAGCTGAGATCCATGAGTCCGGAGAGAGCTGAGGCTATGAGATCAGCTCTAGAGATCTATCTGGATAGAGGAGCCAGCTTACAGAGAAAACGAGAGTCTGAGAGAATCCATTATTCACAGGAGGAACAGGCTGAGAGACGGAGAGAATACCAAAGGGATTATAGGAGACGGAGAGTAGCTCAAGAGTATGCTGGAGGCCGGAACAGTAAGTATGAGAGTTATCTAAAGGGTATTAAGACTCTTGGAGTAGATCTTAAGCCGTCTCAGTTACCGGGGTTCTTCCAGTATATGGATTACAGATTTTCTCAGGGTAACGCTAGTAAGAAATATGTGTTTGATATCTTTGTTGATGACTATAAGGATCTGCTCTCTAAGGGTTATAAGCCGGATCAGATAGTCGGAGATTATGAAAAGTTTATTTCTAATCAACTGGCTGTAGCTGAGAGAGCTGGTAGTATGCAAGGCTATTCTTTGGCTCAGGTAGAGGGAGCTATAGATAGCTGGGATGCCTTTAAGTCTAACAGATAAGGGATGGTAGGGATGGTAGTTAATTGGAGAGATCAGGACTGGGGAGCTATACTTAATAAGTATGGATTAGTTTCCAGAGGAAAGAAACACAGAGACAAGGAAGGGAGGGACACACTAAACATATACTCAGCATTTGATATAGAGACTAGTACTGTATGGCTTAATGAGGATAAGTCTCTGTATGATGTACATAGCTTTATGTATAGCTGGGCATTCCAGCTAGAGTCTTATACAGTACTGGGCCGGGAATGGGAGGACTTTTTCTCTTTCCTTAAGATCCTGTTACTGGCCTGTTCTGATGTGAAAGAAAAGCATAATCTGGCTAATGATCCTAAGTTGGTTATCTGGGTACACAATCTAGCCTATGAGTTTTCTTTTCTTTCCGGCCTTTATCAGTTTAAGGATGAGGAGTGTTTTTTCCGGGATGTGAGAAAACCTATTTACTGTAGAATGTTCGGAGTATTTGAGTTCAGATGTAGCTATATCCAGACTAATCTTAGTCTGGCTGTACTCTGTAAACAGATGGGAGTAGCTGATAAGCTCTCCGGACAGGTTTTCAACTATGATAAGATCCGTTATCCTTGGACTCCTCTAACTGAGTATGAGACTGAGTATATAATTCGGGACGTTGAGTCTCTGGTAGAGGCTATGAGAAAGAGAGTCTCAGGGAACGGAGATAACTTAGTAACAGTCCCTTTGACATCTACAGGCTATGTCCGGAGAGACTGTAAGGCCAGCCTTAAAGGGAGATACTATCAGATAGGAGAACTTAAACCGGATGAGAGACAGTACAGGCTACTCCGGAAAGCCTTTAGAGGAGGGAATACTCATGCAAACAGCCTGTATGCCGGAAAGATAGTCAAAGATGTTTACAGTTATGATATAGTCTCCTGTTATCCTACTCAGCAACTAACTCAAAAGTTTCCTATGTCTCCTTTTCGCTGGCTGGATATGAGACTAACTCTGGACAGGGTGTTTAAGTTTATCGGATTAGGATATGCAGTAGTAGGCCTGTATCAGTTCAAAGGCCTCCGGCTGAAAAAGAAAAAGACTCCTATTCCTTATATCAGTCTGGGAAGATGTGAGGCTCTAGACTGGAAACTGGATAACGGACGAATCTTAGAATGTAGCTATTGTGAGATAGCATTAACTGAGATAGATCTTGAGATAGTTCTACAGCAGTACACTTTTGATGAGCTGGGAATTATTGAGTGTATGGTAGCTCAGAAAGACTATCTCCCTGAGGAGTACAGGAAAGTAATACAGACATACTTTGAGAATAAAACTAAGCTCAAGGGAGATGATACAGATCAGGGAAAGTATCTGTATGTTAAGAGTAAGAACAGTCTTAACTCAGTCTATGGTATGTCTGCTACAGATCCTATCAGACAGGAGATCCTGTATGCCGGAGGAGCTTATACCAGATCCGGCTATGATACGATGACTAAGGAAGAGATAGCTAATGCTCTTAAGAGGACTCCTTTTCCGTATAGCTGGGGAGTATATACCACAGCTCTAGCGAGAGCCAGCTTACAGAAAGCTATAGATCTATGTGGAGATAGAATCCTGTACTGTGATACTGATAGTGTTAAGGTTAAAGGCCAGATAGATATCAGCCAGCTTAATAATAAGCTCCGGAGGAGAGCTGAGGCAGTCGGAGCTTATGCGGATGATATGAATGGTAAGAGGCATTATATCGGCCTGTTTGAGTTAGATGGATACTATGACAGGTTTATTACTCAGGGAGCTAAGAGATATGCCTATGAGCAAGATGGTCACATGGGAGTTACTGTTTCCGGAGTCACGAAAAAACGGAATGAGGAGACAGGCGAATATTATGCTGTAGAGGAGCTGGGAAAGCTGGAAAACTTCCATCCGGGTATGCTCTGGGTTAAGGCCGGAGGGACTATGGCTGTCTACAATGATGAGGATGATTTTAGTTACACGGATCCGGCTGCCGGCTCTTCTGTCCATGTAACAAAAAATGTGGCTATTATTCCTACTACTTATAAGATGACTTATGCCAGAGACTATGAGCTGTTACTAGGAGAGATTAAGCTGTACGGAGAGTACAAGTCTGAGAGGGAGTGATAAGGAATGGCTAAGATCTATAATCAGGCTGGCTGGGTTAATTGGAGATATATCATAGAGGAAGGGTATGCCTTTACTATGGTAGTAGGGCCTCGGGGAGTAGGTAAGACATACGGCTTAATGCTGGATTGCTTAGAGCATGAGAGGCCTTTTATCTACATGAGGAGACTTAAAAGCCAGCTTGAACAATGTGCTACTCCGGAGGGGAATCCGTTTAAGAGAATCAATACTGATACAGGCCGGAATATCCGGACTAAGCAAACTAAGGGAGGGATACTGTTCTTAGATCAAGATAAAGTAGTAGCTCTGGGAGTAGCTCTGTCTACTGTGGCTAATGTAAGAGGCTTTGACTTTTCTAACTATGACTGTATCCTGTTTGACGAGGCTGTAGCTAGTGAGGGAGAACGGCCTATAGCTCATGAGTTCTCTGCTTTTCTTAACTTCTATGAAACTGTAAACCGGAACAGGGAGCTACTAGGAGAAAAACCTGTACAGGCCTTTTTACTGGGTAATGCTAACAGACTGACTAATCCCTACTTTTCCGGCTGGCATTTTATGAAAACAGCTCTCTCTATGATTAGAGGCCGTCAGATGGTATGGAGATCCGGAGATCACAGTAGAATGATGATACTGTTACTGGACTCTCAGATATCAGCTAAGAAAAGAGATACAGTCCTCTATAAAAATGCTGACAGAGGTTTTCTTAACATGGCTCTGGATAATGCTTTCAGAACAGACGGAACTAATATAAAATCTATGCCTCTGAGGGAATTTAATCATATAGTCAGTATAGGAGATATAGGGATCTATAAACATAAGTCGGATAGGCTATATTATGTTTCTAGCGTAACTAACAACTCTAACTATTATGATGGTTACGGAATGGGATTAAAGATGTTCAGACAGGACTTTTATAACTTCCGGATCTTTTATCTAGTTAATAAGATCTTTATGTTTGAGTCCTATGAATGTGAACTAATTTTTAGAGAAATGTTTGACATGGTTTGAACAATTTATATAATTGTGTGTGGAGGGAGTCCCTTCACTCCCTACCAGATAAATTAAAGATGAGAGGATGGTTTTAATGGAACTTACAGGCATTCAGAAATTCAAGGCTATGAATGATAAACACTCTAATCTCCGGGACTGTGAGGGAATGGTAATTGCTCCTGTGGCTTTCCATACTCACTCCTATGAGGACTCTGACCAGAAACAGCATACAGTTCTGGTCATCCTCAACGGCAAGGATAACAAGATGTATAAGACTGAGGTACAGGCCTTTATTGATAAGTTCCTCAAGTATGATGAGTCCTTCGGAGATCTGCCGGATGAGGAAAAGCCTGATATCAAGGTTATCCTGAACACCAGCAAAAAGGGTAACAAATATGTGAACTTTGAGCTGGTAGAGGACTGATTGACAGTCCGGGTTAAAACTTTATAATTCCTGATAGGGATGGTTCCATCTTTCCCCAACGCAAGCCTCGGAAGGGCGGGGACGATCTGGCGAGATCTTGAGGAGATGGAACCATCTTTTATTATGTTTAGGAGGCTGGTACTATGGACACTTTTATCACTATCATTAAGGACTTTGGTTTTCCGGTAGCCTGTGTAATTGCTCTGTTCCTTATGCTACAGAATGAGCAAAAAGCACATAAAGAGGAGACTGATAAGCTAACTGAGACTATCACAGATCTTAAGATCACTTTTTCTCAGTCCCTCCATGAACAGGAGAGTAAAATGTCAGAGGCTATCAATAACAATACTCTTGTCATACAGAAATTACTGGACAAGCTGGAGGATCAGTAAATGAAAACCGGAAAAGAGTACTCAGATCAGGCTAAGAAAAGTAAGTATGATAAGCTCAAATACAGCCAGTATGACTGTCAGGCTTTTTGTGAGTTAGTTCTTAAGGATCTGGGAGTCCGGCAGAGTAACGGAGCTGTTTATAACTGGAAGGGATCTAATGATATCTATAGGAATGGTTGTAGCTGGGTAGGTACTGTTGATGAATGTATCCGTAAATTTGGCTCAGTCCCTCTGGGTGCATGGGCCTTTATGTGGGATATGACAGGGAATGAGAGACAGAGAGGATATTATGATGGTTTAGGTAATGCCTCTCATATCGGTATCTATATCGGATCTGATACAGTTAGAGACAGTACTCTTATTAAGACAGCCTCAGGAGCTGTTACCAGAGACGGAGTAGGGACTAGGCCTCTGAAACAGTTCCAGAAGATAGGCCTCCCTAAAATGCTTGACTTTGACTGTACTAATTCTACAATTAAAATTGAATTAGATAGAGAGGAGGTTAATGAGGTTTACTCTGCGTTATCTAATGCACAAAAAATAGTAGAGGGATGGTTAAAGAAATGACTATTACTGAGATCAAAGAACTCAAAGACATGGGTTTTACTCCGGATCAGATCATCAGCCTTAACGGATCCTCTCAGGCAGCTCCGGCAGAGGATCAGCCAGCTCCGGCAGAGGCTCCGGCAGAGGCTCCGGCAGAGGCTCCGGCAGAGGCTCCGGCAGAGGATCAGCCAGCTCCTGAGAGTCAGGATAATAAAAGGCTGGAACAGCTAGAACAGACTGTAAAGGATCAGAATGATAAGATTACTAGTCTTATCAAGCTGGTACAGGCCAGTAACAGACAGAATATGTCTCTGGACTCTAAGCCTGATGGAGATCTGATGAGAAAAACAGATGAGGTTATGGCTGAGTTAATCAGGCCTACCAATAAACATTAACAGGAGGTTTTTCTATGAGTGTTAACACGCTGAACTTTGAACAGGTTAGTACTGTTCTGACTTCCATCGTCCAGCAAGCCACAGGACAGGCTGTCCTGACTCCTACTGATACAGGGAGCTTTGTATCTGTGGCTCAGATTGCTCTGAGGGCGGACAGGGACTCTGTTATGAACGCTATCAGTAACGTTCTGGGGAGAACTATCTTCTCTATCCGGCCTTACTCTGCTAAGATGACCGGACTGATGATGGATACTTTCCGCTGGGGAGCTATGATGAGAAAGCTCTCTATTGCGGACTCTGACTGGGAGGATGATCCGGCCTATGACTGGCCAGCTCTCTGGGATAGTAATCAGACTCCTCCCTCCGGAGACGGACAGGCTATTGATCCTTGGACGATCAAAAAGCCTAACGTTCTCCAGACTAATTTCTATGGCTCCTCTGTCTACTTTGATGAGATGACCATCTTTGAAGATCAAATTGAGACAGCTTTTAAGGGGCCGGATGAGCTGGGATCCTTCCTCTCCCTGATTATGACTAATCTCTCTAACAGACTGGAACTGTCTAATGAGGGACTCCGGAGAGGCCTTGTAGCTAACGCTATCGGAGCTATTCTGGATGAGGGCCAGACGGATCGTGTAGTCCATCTGCTGACTGAGTATAACACTCTGACCGGACTCTCCCTGACTTCTCAGACTGTGTACCAGCCGTCTAACTTCGGGCCTTTTATGAAATGGGTGTATAGCCGGGTTGAGAATATCTCCGGCCTGATGACTGAAATGAGTACAGCTTTCCAGACTGTCATTACTAACAAGCCTGTACTCCGGCACACTCCGACTCAGGATCAGAGAGTCTATCTGTTTGCTCCGTCTCGCCAGCAGTTTGACGCTCGTGTTCTGGCTGATACCTATCATGATAGCTATCTGACTTCTGCGGATGTGGAGACAGTCAACTACTGGCAGTCCCTTAAGACTCCTGACAGTATCGACATTAAGCCGTCTTATGTGGATAACTCCGGAGTCCTGGTCACTCCCTCCTCTGCTGTCAGTCAGGATGGTATTCTGGGTATTATCTTTGACCGGGATATGATGGGCATGAGTCTGCTGGATCAGAAAGTCCTGAGTACTCCTCTGAACACTAAGGGACTGTATCGTAATCTCCATGTCCATTGTAAGCAGAGGGTTGTCTTTGATAATACTGAAAAGGGTGTAGTTCTCCTGCTGGACTAATGCCGACTCTGGGAAGGTTTTCCCTGAGCCGGGAACCATCCCTTATCCGGGGAGTAGATAGGGTTCCCTGTCTACTCCCTTTTCTTATAGGAGAGACTTTATGAATGTTTATCTGTTTGCCTACCAGAAAAAGAAAAACAGTACAGCTACTCCGGCTCTAAATACTGGGACTCAGTTTACAGTTAGACTCAAAGAGGAAACTAGTATGCTAGAGCCAGCTCTTATCTTTAATCCTAACTCTGCTGGTATGCCGGATCCCTTTACTCCGTCTTACTTTACATACGCATATATTCAGAACTTTGAGAGATACTACTTTATTACTGACTGGCAGTATCTCAACGCTACTTGGATCTGTTATCTGGCTGAGGATGTGCTGGCCTCCTTTAAGAGTACTATAGGTACAGAGTCCTTTTATGTGGAGAGATCCTCTTACAGCTATAACGGACATTTGGTAGATACGTTATATCCGGCTAAAACGGATGTGACTATCACTAATGCTACTATAGCCACAGACTGGAACGGAGTAGCTCCGTCCGGAGGTAGCTATATTCTGGGAGTTATCAATTATCAGAATAGTAACCATATCGGAGCTGTAACTTATTATGCTCTGACTACATCTAATCTCAATGCTATGATGAACTTTCTGTTCAGTAGTGATATCTTTAACGCTAGCTCTATCACAGAAATTGGAGAGGATCTGTATAAGTCCTTATTTAATCCCTTCCAGTATGTAGTATCCTGTATGTGGCTGCCCGGCAGTCCGTCCTTTTTCGGTAGTAATACAGCTACTATTAAAGTAGGATACTGGGATACTAATATCACAGCATATCTGGTTAATGCTGTAGCTGAGGTTAAATTTGTTACAGGTACTATCCCGGATCATCCTCAAATTAGTAGAGGAGCTTATCTCAACTTTGCTCCATATACCAGAATTACTATGTTCCTCCCTCCCTTTGGAGAGATCCCTATAGATCCGACTTTTACCAGAGTAGGAAAGTATCTGTACGCTAAAGTTATAGTAGATCCTGTTACTGGTCAGTCTACTTTGAGAGTAGCCTTTAGTAGCCAGTCCACAGGCAATTATACAGGGAAAGCCTGTGTAGAAAAAACGGCTATGTTCGGAGTACCTATCCAGCTAGCTCAGATCTTGTCAGACTACTCAGGAGCTATCAATACTCTAGCCTCTGGCCTGACAGGAGGTATAGCTGGGATAGTTACCGGAGCTATAGGAGCTACTGTCCAGTCTGCTATAGCTAGTCAGGCTCCTAAGGTTACTACTAACGGAGCTAACGGATCCTTTATCAACTTTGCTCTGGAGCCCGTTCTTGTTGTAGAGCATTATAAGATAGCTGATGAGGACTTAGCAGATCTGGGGAGGCCTCTCATGGCTAAGACTCGGATAGATACCATTCCCGGCTATATCAAGTGTGCAGAGGCTCATTTTTCCGGATCCTGTCTGGATAGTGAAAGAGATCAGATTAACAGCTTTCTCCTCTCAGGGTTCTTTTATGAGTGAGGAGGGCAAACATGGCTGTAGATCCTCCTGTACTGTATAACAACTGCTGGGTGTATCTCAGGGATATGATAGGTACTGGCTTAGGTTCCTCTCATCTGAATCCCTCAGACTTCCAGATCCATAATGCCTATAGGATCAGGGCCGGACTACAGTCCATAGGCTATGGGCCTAAGGCTATAGCCGGAGTTATAGGTAATGCTCAGGTAGAGTCAGGTATCACTACAGGAGCTATAGGGGCTCCGGGCCTCCTCCCTAACGGAGCTGAGACTCTATCAGATGTTCCTACTAGCTATATGTACCAGTATTATCTGGCTCCCTCCGGAGGCATGGGCCGGACTGTAGGGTTCTTACAATGGGATAGAACGTCCGGAGGTAGGAATGACTTAATTAACTTCTCTAATAACTATAATCTGGTATGGTATGACTTAGATACTCAGATCTTTAGACTACAGAGAGAGTATGATACTGATGATACCTATCACTTCTGGAGGCTTAACTATGGTAATGCTCTGACATGGGCCGTCTATAAAGACATAGAGAACAGCCAGTTCTCACACTATGACGCTGGAGAGTGTGCCGCAGTCTGGGACTCATGCTGGGAGCTGTCATCCGGTCAGGGCCGGGAATTTAGGAGAGATAACGCTAACTTCTGGTACCAGTATTTTATAGATCATCCTAATCCTCCTCCGACTCCCGGAACTGGCTTAGATCCTTGGATGTACTTCTTATTTAATAACAGAAAGAAGGTTAGAAAGAATGTCAAACGCTGGATTTGAGATCCCTGTAGGTTATGGAGATATCAATCTCTATAACGCTAGTATCTCTCCCTCTACAGTCCATGTTAAAAACGTAAGTCTCCAAAGATACTTTAGAAAGTATCTCTTTGAAAAGGCTATCTCCGTTTTTAAATGGACTCTGCCGGAGGACTGGGATGAGGACTACTTTAAGTATGTTCTCTATGGTTGTGGATATATCGCAGTTCTTAACACGCAGACTTTTGGGACTATCTGTCAGGGAGGAGCTTTAGGAGGTTATAACCTGTACTATAAGCCGTCTTATATCATGATAACTAATCCTTTGCTGAAAGAAGCTATTAAGGCTGATATCGGGAAGGATTGTGCTGTTATTAAGCTACAGCCTGACTACTCCGGGATTATGGATATAGTCGGTTATTATGCGGATATGCTGGCTCTCTCCTCTGAGGCTGTAGGTATGAATATGGTTAACGTTAAAAACGCAACTATATTCGGAGCTAAGAGTAAAGCTCAGGCTGAGTCCTTTAAGAAGATGTATGATGATATGTCCGGAGGTAGTCCGGCTATCGTGATAGATAAGGCTCTGCTGGATGATAACGGACAGCCTGTATGGTTCCCTTTTACTCAGAATATGAAAGAGCAATATATCAGCTCTGAGATTCTGGTAGACATGAGGAAGATTGAAAACCAATTTGCTACTGAGATAGGGATTCCTAACAGTAACACAGAAAAGAGAGAGAGGCTCATTACTGAGGAGGTAGAGGCTAATAATGTAGAAACATCTACTAGATGTGAACTATGGCTAGAATCGCTGAAAAAGGGCCTCAAACAAGCTAATGATATGTTCGGCCTGACTCTGGCTGTAGACTGGAGAGTTAAGCCGGATACAAGCTCTAATCAGGTAGGAGGTAATGATAATGAGTAATTCTGCCAGACTGTCTGTTCTCGGTATGTATATGTTTGATAACTCCCTGTTTGATGGACTGGCTGTTCCGGAAGAATGGGACGATGACACTAAGGCTCTGCTGGTAGATAATCTTGTTATGGATTGTGCAGAGCTTGAGGTAGTCTATACAGACTGGGAGTTCCTTAAGCTGGCTATTACTGCATGGTCACAAAAAGAGCTGATAACATGGGAACGGATCTATAACGCTAGTGTTCTGGAATATAATCCTATAGAGAACTATAACAGGACTGAGGATACTACAGTCCAGAACAGCGGAGCTGTTAAGCATACAGGATCAGACTCAGTACAGGGATCAGGATCAGACTCAGACGCTTTTACCGGATCTGATACGGATGCAGAGTCCGGCTATGATTCGGATGTAGGATCCGGAAAAGATACCACAGAGAACAGCGTGACCAGCTTTGATAGTACATCCTATCAGAAACATGATAAAACGGAACTGACAGCCGGGATAACGCATACTTTCAATAAGAACACTACTGTTACTCATACTAAGAACACTACAGTTACTCATACTAAGGGAGGAAAAGATACGACTACTTATGGTCATATCATTACCGATACTACAGGCAGCCGGACTACTGGTAATATCTCCGGGAATATCGGAGTCACTACAAGCCAGCAGATGTTAGAGCAAGAGCTTGCTATAGCTCCTAAGCTCAATGTTATTAACTACATTATTGAGTCCTTTAAGAATAGATTCTGTCTCCTTGTGTATTAAGGGACATTTTCTATAATGAAATCTGGAAGGAGTGAACGCTAATGTTTGAGAGGTTCCCTTATACTAATTTTCATGAGCTGAATCTGGACTGGATTATCCAGAAAATTAAAGAGATTGAACAGAACGCAGTAATGTCTGTAAATGGACAGACTGGTACTGTCATTCTCTATCAGGATCCTGATATCCAGTTCCCGGATGTGAACTCTAACACATGGAGGATGGTACGGACTGCCGGAGGAAATACTGTAGGGATCATGTTCCAGAATGGACTGGCTTATATCATGTCCGGGAATCAGGCCAGCCGGATCTTTACACAAGATAATCCTCCTCCGTATCCTGTTACCAGCGTTAATGGTAAGACAGGAGCTGTAACTACTTATGACTCTGCTTATAACAGACTGCCGGGAGTTACTGAGCAGAATACTAACTTTTACCGGACTGTAGATAAAGACGGAACTCCTGTAGATGTAGGTGTACAGGTAGATAAAAATAAAATTGAGAGAATGTCCGGCTCCGGCAGATATCAGGTATATGATACAGGGAATCCTCCTCCCTATCCTGTCACTAGCGTTAATGGACAGACAGGAGCTATAGTCCTGGCTATTCCTTTTGATAGTCCTCTGACTGACTCCGTATGGATGTCTACAGAGGCTAGTGAGGATCATACTGCCGGGATAGGCCGGGAGACTGTAGATGGTACTGTCCAGATCTATACTGTAACAGATGGAACTCATGCAGAAGCCTTTGTACACTTTGTCAGTTCTGACGATCAGTACAGCTATACTAAAAAGCTCCTGACTACTGATGATATTCCCTCTAGCTCTGGTGTAGTCTCTGTCAACGGAGCTAACGGAGTAGTCACTCTGTATGGCTCAGATCTGTACATTAACTCTGGCAGTAATAAAACTATTGATACGGCTATCTCTGATATCCTGTCCGATCTGGCTCCTCCTCTGGTTAACATGAAACCAGCCGTAACTATCCCGGCTGGAGAGTATGTCCAGATAGACGGAGTGTTCTATAAGAATATCTCCGGTGCATCCCTTCCGGCTAATACTACAGTCTCAATGTCCAGCTTACAGGCTGTTGATTCTCTCGGCCTTGTAAATGAGCTGTACAGCATTGAGGAAAGTATTGTAGCTGAGATATCTAATATCTCTGCTGGATCTATCACAGCAGAGAGTGTAGCTACAGCTACTCAGGTAGTTACTAAAAACAATTACCATGCTATCGGAATAGTAGGCTATAACCTGTCCGGAACAGGAGGCTCTAACTGTGGAGTTATGAGAGTCTTTCTCTCTAATATCTCCGGATCTAGTGCTACTATCAATGTCAATGTCCGGAACTTCGGATCATCTGATACAGGAGATATTACCTGTGCTGTCCGGGTTCTCTGGCTTAAGAGCTAATAACACAGAATACCTGTGTTAAATAAAAATAGGAGGTATATTATGGATAACTTTGCTGTGGTATCTGAGATCTTTATCGATGAGGCTGGTAATAGCTCTGTGACATCCCTTGTTTATCCTGATGTAGATGAGGGTAAGTCTGCTTTCTATGATAAGGCCAGATTTGTTCCTCTGTTCAAGGACAAGGGATATAAGGCTGTTACAATCGTAGATAAGACTATGCAGAATATTCTGCCTCCGGTTGTGAGAGAGAACTAATCTCTCCCGGATCCCTGACAGACAGGCTGGATCATCTGGCCTGTCTTTTTTCGCGTTTGTGGATAAGTTATCCACAATCGATTTTTACAACCGGGTTTTCCACAGAAATCTCGCCTAGCTCTCCGGATGATCTAGAGTCCATCTGAGGCCTAAAAGCCGTAAAACAGGCCTTTTTGTGCCAAATAGAGCT